GTAGCCGTCCGTGCTAAAAAAACGCCTTGTGAGCGTGATCCCTTAGAGCTATTACATCTACGACACGCTGAAACACAATTCTCCGTATTTAACGGGTCGCCCCCGGCTTTGATACTAATCACGTGATCGACCGTATCTGCATCTTGTCCACAATAGGCACAAACGTAACCATCTCTGGCTAATACGGCTAAACGTACGCGCTTCCAATCTCTACTTACTCTTGGATCTTGTCTACCTCGTACCATCAATACCAGCCCCTTTTATTATGAAACTCTAACGCTTTACATGGAGTGCCGTGTTTATGTGATATGTACTTAAGCCCTAAATCTATCTGCATAAAGGGATCATGTACTTTAAGTTTAAGTAGCTGCGGTATTCCATATGCAGAGCTCTTAGGATTATCTGCTCGAGGATCCCATTTACTTTCTTTGTTCCATAGGATCTCTAAGCATCTATATTGTTTAGCATTTAATAGCTTTATATGTGCGTAGAGTTTGTAGTTTTCTTTATCTCTTTGTGTGCTTACCGCACTTGCATTTGTTGTATTGCTAAATACAAATAGCCCGGCCAATAGCACCAAGCATAGCCCGCGAGCTATCCGCCTCAGCGGCTCGCCAGCTAGCATGGAGCGTAATCGCTTAGTCAAATACGTGTCAATCTTGAGCGTAATCTTGAGCGTGTCCCACAGGTTTTTAACATATGTGGATAACTGTTGTGGATAACTATTAAACATCTTCAACGTCCTCCATCATGACTATACCCATTACGCCACATTTAACGCATTGTAAGGATTTAACGTAAGGCGGCAGGTTATCGGTGATTACTCGCTCAATATGATCGGTGATCTTGCCGCATAGCCGGCATTTAGTTTTATACGCCATAGTTTGACCTCTTAAGATATTGCATTTCAAATAGATTAGATCGAGGTACCCAATAGTTATTCTGATAGGGATGCTTGTATTTAGGCACCATAGCCATATGAACCGGCATCCATCCTAATAGCACGTATACCGGGCTCCATCCTGTAACTAATATAGCTACATCATTAGGCCTAGGGTGAGCTTTATTTTGGATGATTAAATGCCCGTTAGCGTGTTTGGTCCATTTAACCTCGACATTTTGGCCGACGTCTGCTTCCTCGTGCACGTTCGTAGGTTTAGGTACAAAAGCATTATCACCAAAATAGTTAGCTACGGCCGTCTCAGCTCCACACGCCTCTGACTTTTGCCATATAAACTCGTGATAATTGCTAAAGCTCTGCCCAAACTGATCCGGATCGTTTGGATCGGCCTTAAAGTGTATAGCTCGCTCGAGGCCCATACGGTGCGCCGTGATCTCCTGCGATCTATCGAGTATGACTTTAGCTACGCGCGACATTGTGCACATAGCCACGTTACGACCTCAAGGCCTACATCTCGAATAGTTAAGCCGCCTAATTGACTAACCCACTCGCCGCAATAGTCGCACTTATCTACCGGCGTAGTGCTTGTCGATCCGTCATCGTGGATAGTAGTAGCTAGTCCGCCTTTGATAAATGTTAGCTCGCCCATCTCTATACCTGCGGCTTCCACTTGCCATCTGATCCGAGTACTTGCCAATATGGGTTACATTGATTAGCTCGGTTTTTTTCGGTGCACTTGTAAGCGGCCCACGGTTTACCCGTTGCTTTAGCCGTGCCCTCGGCCCAAATCATCGTGCCATGAGGACATCTTGGAGCGGCAGCTACTAACTCGCCGCCTAGTCCTTTACCGATTTCGAGTACGGCGGTGGCCATAGTTGCCATATCCTCGATAGATGCCTTTGTACTCCATGGATCAGCACTTGCCGGTAAAGTCTCTACCTTTTCCATATCCTGCACCGTAGGCCTCGAGTTATGCTCGAGACTTGGAGTCAAAAGCCCGATACACCTGCCATAGCTGCTCGTGATCGTGTCCTCTACCATCCATTTACGCATATTTTGCGGATAGGTTGCCACGTTACCAAAAGCGTAATCAACGGCACTTGGTTGCGTATCCTCATATTCACGGTAAGCCTCAGCTCTTACGAGGATCGTGCCTTTCTCAATATCAAAGCTTTCAATATATGCCACTAATCGGCCAGATGGAAACTCAGCTCTAAAGCGCTTAATACGTGCGTTTACATCCTCGTAGTTATCTAAAAATCCCATTAGATTAGCTCCTTTTCTTTCAGAGCTTGAGCAATAGCTCGACCACGGATAAAGCCCTCGCCGTGTCCTTGTCGGTACCCAATCGAGTAACCGATCACCATAAACATAAAACCGATAAAAGCTGCAAAAGCAGCGATTAATATATCTGCACTATTCATATACTTAGCCCTTTGTTAAGGCCGATAAAGCTACTAACCGAGTAGCCCTCTCAGCGTTTGTAGTATCAGTATGAGGGCTTTTTGTCACAAATCAAAGCGTAGTGTCTTTTGGCGTGTCGCTCTTAGGCTGCTCTTTAGGTTTAGACTTTAAGCCATTACCGGCTAATACGCCGCCGAGTGCACCGGTTAAAAAAATGGCCAAGGTTTGTAACAGTTGTATAAAGTCGCGATCGTTAGGGGCTTGAGCTCCTACAGGCTGAGTAACAAAGACAAGCGCGTATACGGCTCCGCCTGTAATTACAAAAAAAGTTAAAGCTAAAACCGCGCCAATTAAAAAGATTAATCGCGCGTGGATGTCCTCAGGCGTAAGCCGCTTATTATGGTTATTCATCGACAGTAATAAGGTCCTTAGTACAGGTTCCCGTAACCTCGCATTGAGGCGGAGTGCACTCAGGCTTTGTCCAGTTTTCGTATTCTTGGCACTCATATCTCACCCATCCTTGATAACCGCACCCCGATAGGAGGATAGTCCCCACTATCGCCCCTATCAGGGCCCGGATCATTTAGAGCCTATGCCGTATTGCTTCTCGCTAGGTTGTACCGCTTTAAGTAGCGGACCCACGAGGCCAGCGATAAAGGCGTTAGCTAATACTTTTGGATCAGTAATACCAGACATGTATAAAGCTGCTACAGATGCGAGCGCGGCACGTGCATAAGATTTAGCAGCTGCCTCTAATTGCTTTTTATTCATTGTGTTCTCCTGTAATGCCCTTTAATTGACTTGATAATACACCGATACGGTTGTAGTACCGCTTGCTACGACACCATATAAAGCTTGATGATCTCCGACGGGTACAGTTACCTTATCTTTGTGATCGACAAGATAACCATTAGCGGTAGTCAGATCAGCCCCTCCTATGTAAAGAGCAGCGTTAGAGGCGTGTATTAATGCCGTCTGATCTCCAATACTTTCGGGCACTAAAATAGTTGCCGAGGTAGTTACTGTTACTTGTCTGCTAGTTGGCATCTTGTAATCCTAACTTTGTAATTAATTCTTTTGCTTTTGCCGGTTTAACGTTTACCTCAAAGTGCATATCATCCGGCCGGCTCTTAAAATCGCCGCCCCACTTAAGGCCGTACTTTTTAGCAAGGGCCCGGATCATAGGTACCTTTTCAGCCGGAAAAGTGTCGTACTTGCCTAGCGGATGTTTTGTAGCATTTAGATCGATAGCCGTACCGGATGAGTGACACGAGAGGCGATCCGTAGATCCGCGGACCATGCGAAAAGCGTAGCCCCAATCGTCAAATGTACCCTCATCGATCGGCTCAATTAGCTCGTGAAACTCGGCAGCAAAGGCGGCCAATAGCGGGCCCACGCTATCGGCACACCTAAGCTTACGATCCGTACCCTTTACAGGGTAGGACTTTATATTAATTTCACCCGGATCTTTAGAGGCCGGATATCCGTTATAGCTTGTAAGACTCATAACACATCTTCATTTTTGACTATTTGGACGTGACCCTTATTAATAATAATTTGTCCATCATACTCAAATTCTTCTTCTTGCTCTGAATTACTCTCAAATAAGATTTCCATTATTTCCCCGCATTGTAGTGAGTTAGAACTTGGGTTGCGCTTAAAGCGGTGTTATATACTGAAACGGCTGTAGCTGTGCCCGGATAAAATTGAATTGCACTGCCACTATTGTCGTTAGCACCAACAATGATAAATCGGTTAGATGTAGATGAATTTCGCACAGTTGTTGAGTTTGCCCTATCTACGCCATCGACATAAAGTCGCACTGCACCAGCAGCGGTTGCCGAAACAACAATTTGATGCCAAGCGTTGTCGTTGTAACCACCTGCGTGAGATATTATTAAACTGCTGCCAGAGCTGTCTGTAGTAATTAGTTGAATTAAGCCAGCAGTTCCGTTGTTTATTGTTAAAACACCAGTTGTTCCGGCACCTGTTGCAGTTGCATCTCGCCAACCTAAAAAAGTGCCAAAAGTTGCGCTATTTGTTTTTATCCAAATCTCCATCGACCAATTAGAATTAGCGGCAAGATTGAAAGTCGAGACAGTGCTAGTTTGCAGACGATCATTAGTGCCATCAAAAGTAATGGCTTTAGGTATGCCAGCCAAGCCAGTGGATACGTCAAGTGTCGGACTATTGTAAAATGTAAGATTATTATTATTAGCGGTTAAGTCATCGCCTGTACTACCGCTAGTTTCATTAAGTAGCCAAAAGCCAATCGGATTATCATCTAAGACAACCGCCGAGTACGGTTTTGCTTGGCTAATAACGCCTACTAAAGTAGTTAACATTATCCTATTGCACCTACGACATACCAAACATCAGCGGCCGTCTTGATACAAGCTGCGGATCTGTATTGAGATAAAGTTGGAGATGCAGCGGTTCCACCAGCACTTAAAATAGTCGTAGTACCGGGCGTTACCGCTGAAATAGTACAAACACCTACTCCCTTATTAAGTATCGTAATAACGGTACCTACCGGATATGCCACAGAGGCATTAGTAGGTAACTTAAAAGCGATAGCTGTAGCCTTATTCATAGGGATTAGTTTTTGATATTGATCTGCTAGCACAGCTGTGTAATCGGCTGTTTGATCTGATCCCACGTCAAAGGTAATGAGCGTATTCATAGCCCCGGCCGTTAATACCTCACCGGCTACAAATGGAAATTCGGTTGCCATTGTCTGCTCCTTAGTACGATAACACGGAGGTATCGAGCACTCCGTATAGTGATGAGTCTAATATAAAACCGTCGATAATCGGCTCTAGTGTCGTAAATGTCGTTTTCCAAGAGTTAGGCGTAACTCGGTGTATTACGCCAAATACTTGCAAAGTCTGAGTAAGGGTCGAGCTACCCGGCTGATTTGTTGTAATTGTTACCGGGTCAAAAAAATCTAAATCAAGGGCTGCAATAATGCCGTCGTTATAGTTTTCGGTATAGAGATCAAGCTCGATAGCATCGCACCGCGTACGAGTCTGTTTACGGCTAGCAACGTAGGATCTGGCATAGTTGAGCGCGGCTTGGTCGGTATCCATTACGAGATTTTGTTGAGTGTATGAGTGGAGAAAATACTCATCGATAGAGGCTTGATCGTCTGCGAGCTGAGCGGTACCGCCTATCTTTGTTATAGAGGCTGAGTTATAGACAAGCGTGTCATCTAAGCGCCATATCGCATTAAAGTAAGTAATTTCGCTACCGTCATCGTTAAAAACTACAGGCGGAAAAGCTTGAGACTCTACGCAATATGTACGATCTCTAAGGGTCAGAGATCCTCGAGCATCAATATATACAGCCCCATACTCGGATATAGAGGCGGTTTGTAGAGCTGCCAGCGCCGTACGTAATGTGCCCGGATCGGCTTGGAAAATGGTATCGCCGTACTGGATCTCGCGCATTGATTGAGGCCAAGCGATTTCATCGAGGATAGCGTTTACGCGCTCGCCCGGTAGATCACCAGCATCGGCAAGGGTTACGTTTGTTATCTGGCTATTTTGGAAAAGTCTAAAAGCATCTACCGCCGTGATAGTCGTATACACGACATCGGTAGCCATTTTAGGAGTCGTAGTCGTATAGCTAGTAATAAACCCGCTAAACATTGGATAATCGATAGCCCCATAGGTAGCCGTAATCTGTACCTTACGCATAGGGGTAAGTAAGCCATAGTAAGGGCTCGATGGATTTTGAGGGTTAAAATCGCCATTTTGATCTATAATACGTAGGGTCAAGCTACCTGTTTGGAATACGTCGGCTTGAGCATTACGCCCGCGGTTAGTAGTAACACCGTCTACAACGTCCGATATATCTACTATCAGAGCCGGGCCTAATACGTTAGTACCTAATATGCCGGTATCTAAGATCATCGCTTGAGCAAAAGCGGGCCCTGTAGAAAAGTTAATAATGGCATTAACTTTAGGTACGGTCATCCTGTACCTGCCGTCGTAAGAGGATCTCCGTTACGGTTTATCCGTTGGATCGTATCTTGCAGCAATAGCGCAAACTCATCGGGATTAGATATAGCTCCCGCATTTACCGTCACGGTGTAATTGTTACCTCCTCCGGGATTTACTAAGCGCGGATCGATATACAGGCCGTCGCCAAAATCAGGAAAGTTACCCTCAGGATCTCGCATAGATGGTAAATCGGGGATACTAGCCGCCGGCGGAGGAGTCCATGTCGGATAAGGCGGTATAGATTTAATTGCGGACGATATAGCTGCTACACCTGAGAGAGCCGCTGCATCGGCGGCGGCTTGAGCCGCTGCAACGCTTGAAATACTAGCTAACTTAGCTGCGGTTAAATCAGCATCGGCAGCAAGGGCAGCATCATTTTTAGTTTTAAGAGCTGCAAAGTAATCGGATGTAGCCTTATCCTCGGCCGCTTTTCTTGCAGCGGCGGCCTCAGCCATAGCTTTATCATCTGCCTCTTGAGCGGCTTTACGCTTGGCCGCAATTTCGTCTATCGTTGTTATTCCCGCTGCTAAAGCAATTTTATCGGCGACTATTTGTGCAGCCGTAGTATTTTCAATGGAGGCTAAACGCAATACCTCAAGAGTTTGTATTTGTAGTTTTTGCGAGTAAAAACTAAGATCATTTAGGCCGCCTTGCTTAGCAAGAGCATCATTGTATTTAGCAAAAGCGGCGGCTTGAGCCGTATCGGCATCTGCAATAGCTTTAGCTATAGCATCATCTTTAGCTTTTTGAGTTGCTCCGGAAGCTTCAATCGCCGCTATACGTGCTTTTTTTGTAGCATCAATTTTGGCTAACTCGGTCATGAGTGTTTGGTTAAGTCCGAGTAGCTCTGCCTCCGTAATACCTTTAAGGCCGTTGAGCTTATCGGTTTGATTAGCCTTTGTAAGTATGCCTAATTGCTTAAGGCGATCTAAAGCCTTGTCGCCGTCATCATCCTCAATAGCCATAAGGGCCTCAAGGCGTAATCGTGTCTCTTTGTCATAGGTAGCCCTAAGAGCTGCCGCGATGGAGATACGGTTAGTGTCAAACTCAGCCGCGGCCTTAGATAACGAAAGTTTATTTTTTTCCGCTAACGCTTGCTTTTTGATTAAAGCTAGTCTTTCTTTTTCTCTACGTGCAGCCTCGGCCGCGGCCTTGGCCCGGTCGCGTTCGATCTTGCCCTGTGCATCGGTAGAGCCCGATACGCTCATAGCCGTACCAAAAGGTTTAGGCCTAATAGTTGCTCTTTCACCTGCTCGAATTATGGCACCTAGAGGACCTGCCTCTAACTGTCTTTTAATTGGAGTAAGTAACAAACCAAATAAAGATTTAGTCCCGCTTGGAGCCTTAAAGCTAGTTAGATCAGCTAAACCGATTAAAGCAAACTTAATAGACTCGCTAAAATCCTCCATAGCGGTAGTAGCTTTACCGATACCCTCCTCCCCTGACAAAATGCCAAAAGCGCTAACTAAGCCAGTACCGATAGTTTCTTGAGCATTATCTGCGGCCTCACGTAATACGCGCATCTGGCCCGAGAAAGTCTTAAGCTCCGCTTCACCCGCACCGCCAAAAGTCCTACTTAGTAGCTTTACGGCATCATTAACATCGAGAGTCTTTAGCTCGGTTTGAGTAAGTCCTAAATTATATTTTCTAAGACCTTTAGTATTGCCCACGTAAACGGCCGCTAAATCTGCATTAACGGTAGCTAAACTTTCACCCGATCCAGCAGCTACATCTAAAGATAGATTGAGTAGATCCTGAGCCTTAGCGGTGTCGCCTGTAACTGTAATTAGTTTTTGGAAAGACTCACGTAATACCTCGCCCTCATAACCAAACTTGGCAGATATATCACTAAGGTTTTTTTCAATAGCGGCAGTATCAAAACCTAAACCTATATTTTTTAATACTGTCTCTAAACGCTTGGCAGACTTTTCATTTTCTGCAAAAGCCTTAACGGCGTTTTTGCCGTAAGAAAGTAAACCCGCCGCTCCAAAAGCCAAGCCAAAACTACCGGCAAGGTTTTTTACACTCTTGCCTAACTTTTCTGAGGCGGTTAAAGCTTGCTTAAATCCTTTACCGTCTAGCTTGGAGCCAATATTAATTACAGGCAATACCATTATGCAGCCCTGCTAACTGGCCCCTTGGCCACTCGAGCATTAAAAAGAGTAGTAGTTTTATTAATAGCTTCTAACGCTGCCGTTTCGGCTTTACCTTTATCCTCGGCCCACGCTCTATAAATCAAACGGCCGCGGCCTTGTAAGCTACTAACCAGCGGTGGTAAATTGGCAATAAATTGAGCGCCGGCTTTACGGTTTACGGATCGGCTGACTCCTTTACTTGCTCCCCCAGCGCTAGGACCTACCCAAGGTTGAGGACCGTTACGGCCGGCAGTTTCATAAATAGCACCAACGGCAGATTTATTAGTAATTTTTGCCATCGAGCTAAAGCCGTAATCTCTTACTAATGTAGGACTTGTCGAGTATGTAATACCCGCTTGAATAGTCTCAACATTGTAAAAGGGAAACTTGGCCTCGCTAAAAGATCGGGGAGCCCAATTACGCATAGGAGACTCAGCCGGTGCAAAACCTCGAGCCTTAGCGACTACAGGCTTCATAGCATCGGCTAAATCTTTACGTAGTTGCTTTTCAAGATCCGGAGCAAAAGATCGTAAGGCTTTACGTAGATCAACGTTTCCGCGTAATTCTATTACGGGCATTTTTAGCCTCCTCCGCTTGCTCGTTTAATACTTGAATTAACATCTTAAACATCTCTGTATCAAGATCGAGTACCGCTTGAGGCGGGATCTGTAACCTTATCGATAGTTGCGCTACCAAATGCGTTACAGAGTCCCGCCCTAGCTTAAAGGCTCGTCGTCTAGTACCTCGACCTTTGCTAAAGTATCGAGAAACTCAGCGCCAAAAATTGGCACCGTTACTCCAGATGATCTCAAGCACTCATGTGCAAGGAAATAAACATCCGTTTGTTTCTCGTCATCTCTAAAGGCTTTGTGAAAACCTTTTTTTGCGTAAAGCTCAAAGGCGTACTCGATCCGTGGAGTGATCTGATGCTCAGATACCTCACCGGTAGCCCTTGTTATTTTGAGTCGTGCCATTTGTTTGCCCCTTTGTTAGTTTGTTATGGTGCGGTTGTAATTACAATTGGTGAGTTACATGTAAATGTAATGCTCTGGGTCCCGATGTCTCCCACGGCGCCGTTAATGTCGGTGGTGTTGTTCACCAAAATCGTAGTGCTAAAGAGAGGGTTGGTTGCTGATACGACCGCGCTTGTCTGCTTAAGCGTAATAGGTACTGTTGTACCCCATGCGCTCTGTAGCGTTGCGTTTACGTTAGAAGCTGCCGTATCGGATAGGAAATCTAGCGAAATCGTCGAGGTTTCCAATCCTTTTGTAAATTTCCGGCTGGAGTCTCCCATAGCTGTTATTTCCAGCTCCTCAAATACGCGGTTAATTGTTGCACTTGTAACATGGTCACTCAGAGCTATTGAGTTCAGAGTTACGACCACGCCATTAGATAGAAATACGGCCATCGCCTATTCCTCGCTTTTCTCTGTAGTAGGTGTATGTGTTTTTGTTTCTTTTTTTGGTGCTTCGGTAATCTGCCCTATCTTAATAAGAAAGGCGATATCCTCGTCGGTTAGGCTCATGCTTAACTCCAGCTCGTTAGTATTTGGACGTCGAAAGATGCCGTTAAAAGTGATCCACTTTGTACATCTAAGACGGATGGAGCACTCATAGCGGCAACGTTCATTACGATAGATGAGGCGGCTAGTTTGTTAAATACCGCTACGGCTAACTCCTCGATACCTTGTAAGTTACCTTTATTATCAAACATAGGTACGGTCATAATAATCTTAAAGTTAGCAAGCGGCGAAATAGTCGCGTACGTGTTATTACTTGGCGTGATGTAATTATCTGCCGGTGCGACGATAACTGAGTTAGCCGTAATTGTTGCAGGTGGAAAACTGTAGGTATTCCATACGTTTGCGTTAGCAAGGGCCGCAGCTAGTGAGGCGCGTAAAGTTGTAATAGGTACGGTCATCGAGCTATCCGATCATCGCGTTAGGGTTCGTATATCCGGCGATGAGCCCACGAATTTTGCCGATCATTGAATTACCCATACGGTAAGGGCTAGGACTAAAGCCATCGATGGATACGCCGCCGGTTTGGCTGACCTGCCGAGCTTGGAAAATGTCTACGGCTAAAATCATCGCGGCCTCGCGTACGGCCGGAGTAGTTGCGTAGCTATTTGTTTTTGTATCTGCTCCGACGGCTGAGCCGTAAGGGAGTACTCGCGTAAAATTACGGTCCGCTGCGGTTTTAGCAAATTGTATAAAGCTATAACCGTTTGGCCAATTAAACATACCGTTATTAAATGCTATAGATGGAAATTGAGTAGTAGTGCCGGCGGTCCATGGGATCGTGCCGGTAACTGTAAAAGTTCCGTTATAGGTTGAGCCGCATCCACTCAAGGTTATTGAGTCCCCGGTGCTAAATATCGCAGGGTTAGCAATCATTACGGTAGCTACATTATTTTGTAACGCGGTACCTACGACCGGTGCGGAGTCAAACCATAAAAATTGGTTGAGTAAATCTTGAGCGGCTTGACAACAGGTTTCGACGATATCCGACGAATAAAGGTTTTCGATCCCTAAATTCGCACGGAGCTCAGCCTCAGTTACATATGTAGCCGGCACGTTATTTACTCCTTACTTACTAGGGCCGGTACCCCTCAAAGGGCTAAGAGGGGTACCGACTATTAGTTGTTTATTTAGTTAAGGTTAAACTTAACAATACCCTTAGGCATTTTTGCGATAGTTGCCATGTAACCGTAAATAGCTACCTGTACTTGTAGATTTGATACTACGTTTACAGACATATATGCGGTAGGTGATTGGTAAACCGTAAAGGCTTCAGGTGCAAGGATTACGGCTGAGTCGTCGATCGTTGTAGTAGCGGTAAAGTTCTTGTCCACATACAAATCGAGTCCTAGTACGTTTCCGCGAATTGATCCCGGCTGCACTAGACCGCCTGCGTTCATTGGCTGAGATGCTGAATAAATTGGTCGCCCGGTCGTATCCGTTGCGTTGAGCAATAATTGCCATTGGCTTGGATTAGCCACATAGTTACTAGCAAAATAGCCTGTAGCTTCGTAAACCTTACGAGCTGAGTCTGAGGCAAATTCAATAATACCGGATGAGTCTGCATCGCATCCTGAGCTGTATTGACCAGCGGCAATAAGAGCCGCTAGTACTGTTGTATCAAGAGTCTTTAGATACGCATTTTGTAGCTGATTTGTTAGCTCAGCATAGAAATTAGGATCTGAGCGCTCTAACAATTCTACGCTGATCGTATTCATGCCGGCGTACTTGGATACAGTCCCAGTTAAATATGCAGTCTCCATCCCGGTATTCTGTACCGCTCCGGCTTCTGCCTCAACGGTTACTACAGGTGCTACGCCTGTACCGCCACCGGCCGACGTAACGAGTGAGGGCACGTTGATCGTCATACCGTTTTGTGGCAAAACTCCACGTGAGCAAGCATCAATAGCAGGTGTACCAAAACGTGTATTCGTTGGAAACTCTGCTAGGTACTGAGTTGGATTAAATGCAGGGTTGGTAGCAAAGCTATCATCGGCTGCGGTTACGTAAAGCTTTGAGTCCTCGTTACCTAGAGCTGCCTTAATTTTGTGCTCTGTGTAAGCGCCCATAGATGTAATAGGTGTACGTACTCGCTGAGAGTCTAGTACGGATGGTCGGATGATCTTACGAGCGGCCTCGACCTTTTCAGCCTCGACCGGTGCATCTACCTGAGTTTCCTCCGGTGTATTTTCAGGGGCAGTAGTCACGGCCTCCTCGCTTTCTGTTTCTGTTTCGGTTTCGACCTCTACGATCGTCGTAGAGATAGTTGTAGTTTTTTCTTTTGTACTTGTAGCTGCCTCAAGCGCTGCTCGAGCTGCTGCAATATCAGTTACGGAGGCGCTAGAAAAGGCCGCACTCTCAACGAGGCTTACCTCTTTGAGGACCGCCGCCGTTACTAACAGGTAATCCCCCATAGGCTTAGAGGCCGTTACATCGACCCCTACGGATAAGCCGGATACTAGGTTTTCCTGAGCTAGTACTAGAGCATCTTGTCCTCGAGTGCTGCTAGATAACTTAAAGGATCCGTAAACGCCCGCCGGTGATGTGGACTCTGAAAATGAAATGGCGCGCCCTACCGGTTTATCGGCTTGATGCTGCATAAGTAATTTTATATCTGTTGCCTCAGCGTAAGTAATTGAGCCGCGCTCAAACATAACAGGGCCCGCCGAGGTATGTCCGATCTCGCCATATGGTGCTACGAGGCCTGACACGATACGGCGCTCCGTATCTGCGGCTTGTATCTCTTGACTAAACGTTAGTAGCACTTGTATCTCCTAGCGGTGTGAGTTGTTCCATTTGTCGAGCTTGATCTACGTTAATTAAATCTAGGTTTAACATTTTCTCGATAATATCTAAACGATCTTTAGCATCTACTCGTAAGAAAGTATCATCTACGGCAAAGCGGACCTCATTAGATCCGTTTGTAATATCGTTCATTGATAAACGATCCTCAATAGCTGAAATATAAGGTTGCAGCGAATAAGCTACAAACTCTTTACGACCATCTAAAATATTTTGATATGTCATTGAGTTATTCATGTCGCTCGAGATCATGTACGCCGGGACGTTCATCGCGCGCGCGATCTCTGTAGATAAATATTGTGAGCTCTCGTTGTAGGTCATGTCCTTAGGTGAGAAAGATGTAGGTACATACTCGAGAGTGCTCGTTAAATATGCGGTACTACGATTTTGGCGAGCGCTCTTGAAAGCTGCTAATAATCCTTGGATCTGAGACTCAGGTAAATCAGCACCGTTATTTTTTAAGATACCTGTAGGCATAGGTGTAGCTGCACTTACCGCGCTCGCGCGTTGTATATCGTATGCAGCTTTAATAGTTGTAGATGCACTTTGTAATACACCGGGTAGCAACGATTGGAAAGTTACAAGAGATCCAATACCGCCCATAGGTACCTTATTACCATCGACGAAATAATCTTGAATTTCTGTACCGTATTGATTAGTCGTATATGTAACTCGGTTATTAGCTACCCACTCAAAGCCGGATGGTCTACCATCATCTGCATACAAAGATGTAACGCGCCAATATGCAACGGCGTAAAACATAAGTGAGTCCACGGTAGCCGAGATAGTAAGGCTACGAGGTTGGCGAATATCAGGCTGCTCTAACCAAACAGGCGAGCCTAACTTTTCTCCTGTTGATTTTTTGTAAAGTGATAAATCAATAGATGCAATTACGCCGGCAATTAAATTACGGCAACGAGCTACGCTTGCAACTTGTAAAGCAAAATTACGATCAATACCTACGCCGTTATATCCAAAATTACCTGTATTAAAAGATCCATAACCGTACGTAGTATCCATTACGGCAGGTGCGTACTGAGCCTCTACCTGAGGCTTGTCGGAGCTCTTGAGCCCTAGAGTTTGGAGTAATCCCATGGGAGACATTTTCTCAA